ACAGCTGCGCCTGGACTTCGAGCGCCCTCGCCGCCTCGCCGTCTATGGGCAGCGGCCGCGCAGCATCGGGAACGGCCCCCTCACGCGGAAGGAGCGCGCCGAGCTGCAGGGGATGACCGCCGAGCTGCGCCGCGCTGGCGTCTACCGCCGCCGCCCGAAGAGCTACGCCGCCTGTCTGCCGAAGCCGGGCCCCTGCCCCTGGGTGTCCTGTCGCCACCACATGTTCCTCGAGGTGGACGAGGACACCGGCGCCATCAAGCTGAATTTCCCCGGCCTGGACGTCGACGAGCTGGAGCAGACCTGCTCGCTCAAGGTGGCGGCCGAGGGCTCGGGCGACGGCGGCTACTACGGCAAAGGCCACACCCTCGAGCGCACCGGCGAGCTGGTGAACCTGACGCTCGAGCGCACCCGCCAGATCGTGCGGGACGCGGTCGAGAAGGCACGGGCGCGGTACCGGCGGCGCGACGCCAGGAGCGATGGCGACTAGTCACCGAAGTTGGGAAGCGGCAGCGACGGAGGATCATGGAGAGGAGCAGCATGCCCCCGCGCAGAATCAGGCAAAAATCAGGCAAACGAGACCGCCGGGGCGGGAAGCGGCGCACCAGCTACAGGCCGGGTCAGAGCGGCAACCTAAAGGGCCGGCCCCCGCTGCCCCTCGACTACAAGCTGGCGATGAGCGACAGGATCGGCCCCAAGGGACTGGCCGCGCTCGAAGCGATCCTCGACAACCCCAAGCACCCACGGCATGAGCAGGCCGCAGAGTACGCGGTCAATCGGTGGAAGGGCACGCCCACGGTGAAGACCGAGCTCGCCGGGCCCGACGGCGGACCGGTGGCGGTGAAGACCGTCCTGACCTCGGACGAGAAGCGGGCACGGGTCGCGTCGCTCATCGCCACGGCACGCGCCCGGGCCAGCGCTGGGCAGACCGGGGAGCATGATCCCGGCGAAGCTGACTGACGCCGAATGGGCGGCGCTCACCGAACAGGAACGCGACCAGCTCTCGGCTGACCTTGAGGACATCGCCGGCGGCGAGTCGCTGCCCGACTTCATGCGGCGGATGGCGCCGCATCACCCGCCGCCGCGGCACCTCGATTCGCTGATCGAGATCGTCGAGGAGAGCCGCGCCAACCGGCTACTGAAGGTCGCCATATCGATGCCGCCTGGGCACGCGAAGACCACGCTGTTCCTGAACGTCTTCGCCTGGTGGCTGGTGAAGTTCCCGGGGGATACCTGCGCCTACAACAGCTACAACTCACCCCAGGCCTACTCGAAGAGCGTCACTGCCCGCGCGCTGGCTGCGCGCGCCGGCGTCGAGCTGTCGGACGACACCAACAACAAAGCCGAGTGGCGCACGACGGCCGGCGGCGGCCTGCTGGCGGGCGGCATGGCGAGCCTCACCGGCAAGCGCGTGCAGGGCCCGCTGGTCGTCGACGACCCCTACAGCGGCCCGCTCGATGCCTACTCACCGGCCTATCGCGAATCGGTCTGGAACGACCTGATGACGGTCGCGATGACCCGCCGGGAGGGCGCGCCGATCTTCCTGGTGCACACCCGGTGGCATGAGGACGACGCCATCGGGCGGCTGAAGCGGCTCTCGAAGGCCGGCAAGGTCGAGGACTGGAGGTTCATCAACCTGCCGGCGCTCGATGACGCCGGGGGGGCGCTCTGGCCGGAGATGTACCCAGCCTCCGCGCTGCTCTCGACCAAGGCCGACATCGGCGAGTACAACTTCGCTTCGCTCTACCAAGGCGAGCCCCGTCCGCGGGGGGGCGTCCTGTTTGGCGAGCCGCGCTACTACGACCCGGAGACCACCTCGTTCGAGGGCTGCTCGTTCGTCCTGGCCGCCGATCCGGCCGCCTCCGAAAAGACGTCGGCGGACTACAGCGCGGCCGTGGTTCTGTCCGTGAAGGGGACCGGTCCGGAAGCGATCGGGTACGTGCGCCGCGTCTACCGGCAACAGGTCGCGATCCCCAAGCTCGTGGCGGACCTGCAGTCGCTCCAGCAGTCGTTCGGGAACGCCACCATCAACGTAGAGTCGGCGGGCGGCTTCAAGGCCGTCCCCCAGATGCTGCGCGCGCTCGGGCTCCAGCGGGTGCGCGAGATCGTGCCCATCGGCGACAAGTTCACCCGGGCCCAACCGGTCGCCGCGGCGTGGAACGCCGGGCGGATCCTGGTGCCCGCCGACAGCCCGCCATGGCTGGGGCCGTTCCTCGACGAGCTGTCCAAGTTCACCGGGGTGAACGATGCTTACGACGACCAGACCGACGCGCTTGCGCACGCCTGGAACAGCGTCGGCAAGGCCGTGACCTATCGCGCGCCGCCCGCCGGCGCGCCCAAGCGCCGCCAGTAGCGCCGCTAGTCTTTGAGCCGGCGCGCGAGCGCCCGCATCCTGCCTACGTGGCGAAGCGCACGTACACGTCGAATCCCATCCTGACGTTTTCGGGCGTCGACAACCTCGGCGACATCAACGGGATCCTGAACGTCCTCGAGATGGGCGTGTTTCGCCAGGCGGCGATCCTGGTCGACGCCATGATGCGCGACGACCGGATCAAGGCCGTCCTCGAGACGCGCGTCGGCGCGCTGCGCGCCTGCCCGCTGGTGGTGAAGCCCGCGACGCCGAAGCGCAAGGCCGCCAAGATCGCGAAGATCCTCGGCGGCGAGGACGACCTGCCTGGCGAGTGGGACCGGATGTTCTCGGCGGGCGCCATCGGCGATCTGTCCCTCTGGGGCACGATGCTCAACCTCGCGGTCGCGGAGATCATGTGGGAGCGCGAGGACGGCATTTGGTGGCCGCGCCTGAAGATGTGGCACCCACAGTTCGTGCGCTGGGACTGGTGGTCGAACTGCTACAAGCTGGTTACCACCGAGGGCGAGGTCGACTTGCCGAAGATCGACGAGCAGCCGACGTCGGACGGCAAGTGGGTCGTCTGGTGCCCGAAGGGATACCAGTATGGCTGGCTCAAAGGGCTGGTGCGGCCGATGGCGCCCATGTACGTGACCCGCCAGTGGGGCCTGCGGGACTGGGGGCGCTACAACGAGCTGCACGGCATGGGCATCGTCAAGGCCGTGGTGCCCCAGGAGCACAGCGACGACGCCGAGGGCGACGCCTTCTTTATGGCGGTGGCGAACCGCGGCTCGGAGGCCACCATCAAGGTCGCCCAGGGCACGGACGGAAACCAGTACGACGTCGAGCTCGTCGAGGCCCAGTCCAAGACCTACGAGAGCTTCGAGACCTTCAAGCAGGCGCGCGACACGGACATCGCCGTCCTCGCGCTGGGCCAGAACTTGACCACCGAGGCCGGCACGAATGGCGGGAGCCATGCGGCGGTCAAGGCGGCCGACGTCATCCGGATCGGCTACCTGCGCGACGACGCGAACCTCGCGAACTGCCTGCGCGACCAGGTGCTGACCCACTGGGCGCGCCTGAACTTCGGCGACGCAGCGCTAGCTCCGCGACCGGCCTTCGAGACCGAACCCCCGTCTGACGAGCTGGCGGAGGCCACGGCGCTGAAGATGACCGGCGACGCCGTCCAATCACTCAAGCTCGCCAGCGACCGCATCGATGAGGTCGCCATCCTGGAGGACCGCGGCGTCCCGGTGCTGACCGAGGAGGAGGCGGCCGCCCGCAAGGCGGTGGAGGCCGAGGAGCGCGCCGCGCGCGCAGCCGAGCTCGGGACACCGCCGCCGGGCGGTCCTGGTGGCGCTGGTGGTGCGCCGCCGCCGGCGGGCGGGAAGCCCAAGCCGGGACGGCCGGGCCAGCCGCCGCAGAAGGCCGCGGCCCTCCGCTCGCCCTTACCTGTCGAGCCTCGCCGCGCGTTCGCCGGCATGCCGGTGGTGATCGAGAACGCCGCCGGGTCGATCCGCCTCTGGAAGGACGAGGCAGCGCAGGTCATCGGCTCGACCAAGATGCTGCATGACTACGGTTATTTCGAGGGCATCGACGGGTCCGACGGCGAGGAGCTCGACGTCTACCTCGGCCCCGACGAGGCCGCCCCCGACGTCCATGTGGTGCACCAGCTCGCGACGCCCGACTACAAGCGGCGGGACGAGGACAAGACGATGCTCGGCTTCCCCGACGCCGGCGCCGCCAAGGCCGCCTACCTGGCGCATCGGAACGATGGCGAGCAGGCCTTCGGGGGGATGTCGACCATTCCGCTCGATCGGTTCAAGGCGAAGCTTGCGCGCCGCAAGGGGACCGGGCAGATCCGAGCGACCGCCATCCCCGAGACTGCCGCCGC